AATACACCTAATCCAAATAATTGTGAGTCTAATGATGAGGTTGCAGTGGTTGTACCAGCTGCTACCGATGTATAATTGTATCCGTAATTTGCTGTATTAATTGTGCCTATACCTGTAAAGATAGTCGAACCTGCAGTTGCAAATCCCTTACCATTCAAATATGTAATTGTTGTATTGGTAGAAGTTTGTGGAATTCTACCTGTTAATGCCGTACCCGTTGTTGTGTTTTGTGCCGTTGCCGTTACTGAACTTAATGTTCTTGTATTTGGTGATGCGTCCGGTGCTGATGCTGATAATAAACCTGCAACAAATCTTAAAATTTCAGATACATTTGTTTCTGAACTAAAGTTATTAAAATAAGAACCATTTAAATTTGATTGCCATGCATTTGAAGTTGGAATACCAACCGTTACATTATCTGGATTGATTGTTCCGCTTACATTTAAACTACCTGTAATTTCTATATTGTTAGTTGTTGCGAAAACTGAACCTGTTACTTTGAATATGCCAGATGATATAATACTTTGATTTACCGATGCTAAACTTGCACTAACCGATGAGCTTAAACTTGTAACCGATGCTGCACTTCCACTTAAAGTTTCTGCAATTGATGTACTAATCGATGATGATATTAAATTTTGTGATGCCGATAATGATGCACTAACTATTGCTATTTCAAAATCGGTTGCTATAACTGATAGTGAACTACTCAATGATGCACTTACAATATCAACGATGGATTGAGAAATTGAAGAACTTAAAGTATTTAAACTTGCATTACTTGCACTAAATGATGTTGCAACTGAAGCACTAAATGTACTAATGTTACCAGTTAAGTTGATTGCAGTATTACCATCACTACCTAACAAATATAAAGTTCCACTACCACTATCGTAATAAGGAACTCCATTTACTAAACCACCATAAACAGATGATGAAAAAACATTTGGTGCCGAACTACCTATTATAAATCTATTGGTAGCTTGAACCGAACCACTTTCAGTTGCTGCAAATAGAATAGCCGAACCATTTGAAGATGTAATATTTGACGAACCGGTTACAATTAATATTTCTCCTTTTTGTAGAGAACCTGTAATTGTGGATAACCTTTCTAACCTACCTCTTTTGTGTTGTATTAATTGAGCCATCTATTTTGTCGTAATATTGTTTATAAATATGAGTTTTTATTATTAAAACTCTCCCTGGTCAATAATAGCAGATGCCGTTTGATACACCTCTGCATCGGTTGCGAATATATTTCCTAATGATGATGTGTAAGAATTGAATGAACCTGTTGTTAGATATGTTTGTGAAAGTATTCCAATTGTTTGTGCTAGTGAAGAACTTACAACTCTTGTTTCTAAATCACTACTCATTGTTACATCTAATTGAACTACAAATTCCGCATAATTAGATGCTGATACTAGGTTTACTTGTGCAGATGACGAAATAAGTCCTGCTCCATCTATAATTTCAAATACCGACGCACTAAAATCTTGTCCAACCAATGCTGCCGTACTCAATGCAGAACCACTCTCTATTTGTTTTAATCTTATTAAGTTTGCCATATCCTATAAATATCTTTTATTCTTTTAACTTACCCATAACATAAATATCATTTATAGTCACATTATCGTAATCTATGTATTGTTCATTTAAAGTTATTACTACATTATTTCCAACTTCTTTTATTGTATAGTTTCCCGGAATATGTAAACCAAATACTAATACTTCAAAATTATTAGGTGATGCTCCTTCTGTTCCGTAATCTAAACTAGCACTATATATCGTTAATGTATTTGTATTGTTGTCAAATTCATCAACATTTCTTTGTACATATCTTGCACTATGTTCTAATATTTCTTGATGAAAATCTGATATAGTTGTTTTGTTATTTACAACTTTTATTGGATTTGGATTAGATTTTGTTTTAGATTGGAATTTTGTATTAGTTGGAATTACAATATTTTGTAAACTTCCAGTCAAATCATTGTTAGTAAGATTATTAATATTAACCTTTGGAACAACTCTATTAAGTTTTCTACTATTTGAATTAAATCTATTAAGCATATTGTTCTATATCTCCTTTTATTTCAATATAATCATTATTATCCAAATTAAATTCAAAATTAGATTTTATAAATTTAACCAATAAACCACTTCCACCTTCTTCAACTATATAATCTCTTGCACTAATTGCCTGTGTATTGATGTAAACTTGTAATCTATCTTGTGTAGTTCTATATTGGATTTCTCTTAATATATCTACAAATCTCCAACCCGTAGCTTCGTAAATCCAATAAGTGGAATTTGTTAAATCTTTTGTAGTTAAAACAACTTTACCAGGTTTTCTACTGATTTTTTGAGTTATATCTAATAAACTTCTTTTCATTATACAATATCAATAAATTTACCTGTAATAGTAATTTCATCGGTACTGGTTACACTAAATCCTAAATTTGCAGATAGGAAAGTAATAACTAACGAATTACTAGAAACTACTGCTGTAAAATGTGTTGTTTGATAATACCTAACACCATTTATATACAACTTAATATCATATGAGTTTCCATCATAAGTTAATCCTGCAGTAATTACTGATGCCAATTGTGGAGGTGCTTGTATTAATTTTATTCCTGTAAAGGTAATAGTATTATTTGAAACTGGGTTTTGTACTTTACTATTATTTAAAGATAAAAAGTCAATTAAATCTTTATTATCGTAGTATGGTGATGGTGTTGTTAATAATCCTTCTAATCTACCAGTACCACTTGTCATATCCACTTCCGTTGAGAATACTACTTTATTCATACTATAACTTTTTTTAGTAGTAGATTGTCCGTCAACTTGTTCAGGAAGTAAGTATGCTCTAACATTTAAATTAAATTCAACTCTATTAACTCTTTCAGTTCCTTCACCAACTTCATTTACAATATTATATTCAGAAACGATTGTTCTAAATTTAAACTTTTCTTTGTCTCCCCAAAAGGTTGCTGAATAACTAAGTTGTTCTATAATACTATTTAATTGTTCTATGTATGTAGTCCAACCCATGCATTCGTAATTTACTTCTACATATTGGGGAACCGATATATTATATAATTCACGTTTTGGTTTTGTATTTGATAACAAACTAAATCTATCATAACGATTATCTTTTGAATATTTAGATAATGTTGTATATGATGAGTGGGTTTTTAGTGTAGGCAACGATTCATCTTTTGCAATCGAAGTTCTTCGTATCATCATTAAAGGTAATTGTATTCTACCTTTATTGTCTCTAAAAATACCATCTCTTCTTGCACCATTCCATCTTTCCGAATTACCATATACTACGGGAATTTTTAATGCTTTACCATTATCATCTAATGTTGGTAAAACTGTATCTTCTAAATATGACATGATTGCATAATCTATATCAAATAAAGTTACACCACCTTTTACATCTCCTTTTTCGGATTTGGTTTGTGCAATTCTTGCCGTATTTCTTAATGGATTTGTAGACATATTATTTTATTCTTTCTTCTATATTTAATTGAGATTTTCTTACCATAAATGTAGAACATACTACACTAAAATTATTTTCAGATAATCCACCAACAAATTGAACTTCCGATGTATTGTCTATTTCATAATAAGAATTATCAAAATAAATAACATCACCTATTTCCGGATATGATAACTTTTCCTCTAACATCCATCTATCAAATTTAAATTCAATGTTTTGTAATACATCGGCACCAAACCCCTCATATGCTGCGGTTTGTCCTGATTTATTTATTAATACATTCAACTCAACTCCAGGATGCCATGTTTTGTTTAAAGCTTCTCCATATAAATTTACTTTTGTTTCACTTATATTAACTTTAAATAAAACACATATGTTTTCTACAACATCATCTACCAATTCTCTGGCAATGCTTTTAAAAAATTCAATGTCTCTTGTTTGTAAAAATTTTGGCATATTATCCTACATATAATTTTAATGGAACTTTTCTTAACATATCTTGATGGTAGTCTGCTTCATTTTTTCTTATTTCGAATTGATTTTTTCTACCTAATTCTTCTAAATTTTCTCTTAATTGTGTTATTAATGTATCTTTTTCAACTTGTGCCTCTGCTCTTAATGCAGCACCATCCAAAGTGACTTCTCCATCTGGAATTGGAACTGATGAATATTTCTCCCTAATTGCACCTAATAATTCTTTTGCTAATGCAAGAGTATATTTTCTAATCCATTGTTTACCCACCTCATTTATTTTTATATACGGGATAAAATCATATCTAATATTTGAATAATCGGCAACAACACCATCTTGTACTATTGATGAATTATTTTCAAAAGCATCTCTTTCAAAATATTCATAATATATTCTTGCACGAGTTCCGTCAGTTGGTAAAGGAAATATTTCTAATTTATTATTTACAATATTAAAACTAAATGCTGATTTACGAATGTGGTCATTAAATTCAATTTGTTGCATTCTCAATACATCTTCATATAGAGGCATCATTAAGAATTGTGCTGCAGGAGAAAATTGACCAAAACCTAATTCTGACATTAAATTCAATGTACCTTGTGCACCTACGGAATATGGGTCAAAGAAACGAGTAATTGCTGGTACTGCTTCATAGAATACTTTAACAACATCTCTTTGTGTGGATGAACTTAATGATTGTGATGTAGCTGCATCATATGATAGAGTTGTTAAATCATATTTTTGTACACCTGGAGTTATGTCTATATAAGCTTTTTTAATATCTACATTTCCACCTACTCCTGATAATGTTCCGTATGATTGTGCCATTCTAAAAATTGTTGGAACCGAAGAACCATCTACTAATTTTTGAGAATAATTTGAACCAGTTGCTGCACCTTTTAAAATATCTAAATTATTTCTGATATTAAATTGATTTACTTGTGCACCATATTCCGAAGTTGCTTCTTCAAAACATGCAAAAAAGGAACCCGATGTTAATTCCACATCTATAATTGGGTAACCTAATCTTTTAGCACACCAATCGGCAGTTTTAGGAGCATCGGTTTGGAATGATGTATCCGTATCGTATATTCCAAAGGGTGTTGAGCCTGTTGCAAATGAAGAACTTCCAGGCCATTTTAAGTTTAAAGACATATTAAAAAAGTTATAGTTTTACTACTATAAATATAAGAATAAAAAAAGAGGAGACATTTCTGTCCCCTCTTTCTTTTTATCAATCTAATCCGTTAAGATTAAAGAGTTTCTAAACCGTCAATTACTACTTTACCGTAGAATTCTGGTCTTACTAATTTCTTAGCGTATCTAGTCATCACACCTCTTCTTGGAGTGAAGTTAGTTGGGTCATACACTAATGGAGTCATAATCAATGGAACATAAGGTGCGTAAACTGCTCCAGTCTCGAAGAAGTTAGAACCTTTGAAGCCCATTAATAATACGTTCTCAGTCATGTATGGGTTTTTGTAAACGTCATATCTGTTAGAGATAGAACCGATGTTAGTTACACCAGCAGAGAATGTTGTTGCATCCTTACCTGGGTTAGCAGAAAATCCGTTCATAGATTCTAAAATAGTTGCAACGTTTGGAGATACTACTACGAAGTTAGCACCACCTCTCATTGTTAACTGATGAATCTTGTTAGATACTTTTTGTAATTTGATACCCAAAGTTTGGAACCAAGTACTCTTTTGGTATGCAGAAGCTGCAGCCGCATTAGAATCAATTGAGAATCCACCACCATTCCACTCATATCCAGTCCTTGCAGACCAATATTCGGTTGTGAATGCGTTTTGTTGTAACATTTCTAAGATTTCTAAGTCGATTTCTAAAGAGATGTATTCAGACAACATTTGAGTTAACTCAGCTTCAGCGTCTACACTATGGTAAGCGTTTAAATCTTGAGCTAATTCCGGTGTCCAAATTGCTTTTAATTTTCTTGT